CATCCTAACGCTATTGCTAAAGCTGTTGCCTCATTCGCTGCATCTGTAGCACTTGTTGCACCTATATCTGATAGCACCTCTGATGCACTTCTGCTTTCTAAACCATTTGAAGTAAATCTTGCAAACTCATCATCTGCAACACTAGAACTATCTATCTTGACTGCGTTTGTGTTTGATATACCAAAAGTTAATGAGGCTTGACCACCAATATCACTTAACACTTCAGATGCACTTCTACCTTCCACACTCGTGCCATTAATTCTTAAAAAGTCATTGTCAGCTACTGTTGAATCTGCAACTAAAGTATTACCATTAGATATACCAGTGTCTGTTACGGCTGCTGTGCCTAATCCTAATGTTGTTCTTTGGGCAGCAGCATCTGCATCATCAAGCAATGCCTTACCAGCAGAAGTTAAATCGTAAGTACCAGCAGTACCAGATCCAGTAAATTGTATACCTTTGTCTGCGGCTGATGTTAAACCAGCTAGTGCTTGTAACTCTGCATCTAATCTTGCATTTGCTACAGTTCCAGATAGTTGAGAAGCATCAATAGTTTTGTTTGTTAATGTATCTGTAGTGGCTCTACCAACAATAGTATCTGTGGTTGCTGGAAGAGTTAATGTAGTATTACCAGCAAAGTCAGAGTGTGCTGGTGCTTTTAACGCTGCATAATGCGCATTAGCGCTTTCACAATACATTCTGAGTTCTGATTGCGCTCCAGTATTTTTAAGTTCTATAACGCCACCATTTACTGTAAGATCATCACCAATAGATAGATCTGCACCTAATGTTGCGTTACCACTGGCATCTAAAAATACTGACTTTGATGCAGGTATTGTACAAAATATAGTTTTTGTACCAGCACTAAAGTTAACTGCGTTATCACTATTCGAACTACTTATCACTGTTGTTCTGGCTAAAGTGCTAGAGTCACTATTTAATGTTCCTAATCCTACCTCAAACTCTGCTGATCCCGGTAGAGTAACCGCATAATATGTTGTATTAGAATTACCAACACCAGCGCCAAAAGTCTCAAACCCTGTGACTGCACCGGCCAATGTAAATGTACCAGTACCAGTTGTGGTTGTAGTTTCTTTTACTCTGTCGTTTAATACTAATGCCATTATTTTAGCTCTATCGTTAAGTTACCTGCATTAATTCTAAATATATCACCACTTGCTATCGCTTTACTTGCATCTAATGCACCAACAAATAATATGTTACCACTGCTAGATGCGTCTGCGATAAATACATGTGTTATTGTATTGTTTGTTCCGCCAGAGGCTGGAAACTCAATATTATTTGCATTTATTGCTGTTTGTGTGTCTGTAGAATCTGATCCTATTGTTGTCCATCCAGAAGCAGCAACTTGCTGTCTTGCATAGTTTGTAAAAGTTGCTTCTGTTACAGAACCTGTTTCTGCTGCACTTACTGCTGTAGCAAGTCCTACATAAATACTGTCACCCGGACTAGAAAAACTAAGAGAGTTATTTTTAAATATAAAATGTAACAATCTTCTTTCTAAGTAATTGGTCGCTGCGTTTGCTGTTGCCATGTTCTACTCCTATGTTCTCTGCGCTCTTGGTAGACCCTCAGAGTAAGCATCAGTATTTTCTCTTGCCTCTCCGTAATCTTTAAGTCTTGTTAATTGATCCATAAACCTTTTCTCGTATTGTTGTATTAAATCAGGCTCACCCTTCATAAAAATATAAGCATCTACTAAAGACCCAAACAATAATGCAAATGGTGCATTAGTGCTTAACCATGTTGTACCACTATCTGCACCAGCAGTTAAGCTAGTGGGTCTATAATAGTAATGTAATTCTATTGCATAATTAGAGTTTGGGGTAGGGCCAACGATAAAATTATTTGCATCAAACTGTGCGTAAAATCTTGGCTTGGCTGTGGAAGATGAAGCGTCATATGCTTCTTGTATGAAGTTAACGTCTTTTTGTAAAAGGAATGATTCACTACCTGCTGTAGTGATTTGAAATGAAAAAGATGCTAAGTAATCTGTTGGTATTGTTACAAACTTATCACTTGTTGTTAATGCTGATGTAACATTCTTTCTGAATATCTCTAGGTCAACATTCTTAAATATTCTTTCTTCGGCTGCTTTTATAAAGTCGGATAGATGATTTACAAAGGATGTTTCTGAATTGTCAGTGTAATCCTGTATTGCTGTTTTTAACTGCGCAAATGTAAAGCTCATCTAAGCCTCCAAAGTAACTGGTCCTACTGTAGCAAAAACCCCACCACCTGTGATAGACCCAGATGTAGATTCTGCGGCAACAGTAATAGTATATGTATCATCTGTTAATTTAGTTATAACATATCCTGTAGCTAAGTTAAAGTTAGCTGCTGTTAATCCATCAAAACCTAAGCAGTTTCTAAATCTTACTCTGTCCGATGTAGATCTCCCATGATCTTTCTCTGTCACTGTAACAACAGTGCTACCGCCTACTGCAGCCGCGGTTGTAAAAGGATCAACAAGTAATAGTCTCTCTGTTGCGGGTTCTATTCTATCTGGCCTTGCGTTCAATAAAGACTGAGTGTCATCAGTTTTAAATTTACCTAAATGATTTTGTGGATGATCTGGGTCAACCACATCATAGCCTACCATCATACCAGTTTTGGCACCGTTTCTAATCTCTGGTATTAGCTCCCTAAGCGGATATCTGAATCCTGTCTTATCGCATATACCGTATGCATATTTACCAACTGAATAAGGCATTACTTCTCTTTCTTTGATTTATAGAAATATTCTTCACTATCCCCAAATCTCTCTAGTTTATTCTCGTTTTCTACCTGATAATAATATGTGCTAACTTTAAAATCAGGCGTTAGTGGCTCTGCAGGTGTTAAGCTGTTATCATATATTCTGGTTCTGTTGTTAGGATACAGGCAATATTGACCGTTTTCTAACTCTATAATATTATGTGACTTATGCTCTTCTGGAGTTTCGCTAGTGCTAAAATCAACTGTATCTATGTCACCATGATAATTATCAAGCGTTGCCACATAAGATCCTTTTACTGATCCTGCATCTCTAGTATAAACTTCATAACTCATAGAACCTATAAACTGTTTTTGTATACAAGTTACATTGTAGTCCATACAATTCCAAAACTGTAGATTGTACAAAGGTAAGTCAGGATCAGGTGTCTTAGGTTCGCTAACAAAAGCGCTTATTGGTAACTTGTCAAACATTGCGCCATACTCAGGCAAATATGTTTCAAAATAAAAAGCTCTACCCGGCAAGGACTTACAAGATATCCAAACCCCTTTTACAAACTCACCATGACCATCTTCATGATCTCTTAAGTATTCTTTTCTTACCCACAAGTTTATTGCAGGCAAATTACATATTAATCTCGACACTATAAGTTACCGTTAACTTTTATCTCATCCTAAAACTTATACCCCTAGAAGCCATTCCGCCTCCACGCATCTTCATGACCTTGCCGCCCTTTTTCATAAAACCCATTTTGTTACGAACTTCTGTAGGCAATTTGCTAAGACCCTTACCCTTATTACCCTCTGGTACAGGTTTTAAGGAACCACCACCTGCGTAACTCATAGATCTTTTCTTCATCATACCACCGCCCATTGCTTCCATAGGCTTTCCTCTACCTGTTTGTTTATCAAGCATCTTTTTTTGACCGGGTGTCATCAAAGGCCCACCACCTTTAGGTGATGTCTTTTTCTTTTTATTTTGTTTTTTCTCTTTAATAACTAACGGCATTATCTTCTCCCTAATGATGGTGACTTAGTAGAGTAAAGTCTTCTTCTTTTCATTCTATCTATTTTTTTCTTTGGCTTCATCTTAGGTGTAGGAGGCGGTGTCAGCGCTACCTTTTTTTTCTTTACTCCGCTAGGTTTCTTTTTTTGTAAAGCTGCCATTTGTGTTCTAGTCATACCTTTGTAAGGGCTTTGTTTAGTGCTACCACCAACTGTTGCGCCTGTTCTCTTTGCGCTACCAACTTTTGAAGCAGCATATGGCAACTTTAAAGTTGCTCCTGCCCTAATCTTATTCATATCAGTTATGTTAGGATTTGCGGCTTTAAGCTGTTTTATTGTAAATCCTTTACTTTTTGCTATCTGCGATAATGTATCACCAGATTTTATCTTATATTGTGGCATTTTAACCTCCGTAGAAAGTGTTGTATGGTACAAATCTAGCAGACGAGCTATCTTGGTCTTCCCCTGCTGCTAGTTCAAACTGAAATTCATATTCTTGTTTGAGGGGAGCAACTCTATTTGCAACCTCTGGTCTCTTCATGGCAATATAATAAGCCAATCCAGAAACAAGACATGGCGCAAATCTAGGTGGTATAAAAGATGTTGTTGTCCCATCAATACCCGATGAAATCCCATCTATTCCCACAATTCTAAAAAAAGACAAAGTGTATGTGTCTGCGCTATCTGGTACAGGCCACATGGTTACTGTTACAGAATCAGCAAGCCTCTGTACAAATATCTGCGTAGGCTTACCTTGTGTATTCTTTGCGCTTTGCTGTGCATATGTTGATACACTAATTCTTGTTAGGTTTGTATCTACCTGACTTGTACCAGTTCCAGTTCTAATCTGATGCTCTAATATATCCACAGTATCTGTAGGCATAGTGTACGTTGCTGTTCCTGAGCTAAGTGACAAAGTTCCAGATGCTATTGTCCAAAGGTTTAATCCTCTGTTCTGCCACTCCATAGTTAATAAATTAAAACTGCGTCTGGCATTTCTTAAATCGTTACCTGTTCTTAGTTCTAACCCTGCTCTCGCATACGCTTCTTCAAACAGGTCTGGTATATCTGGGACTACTACTGCCATTTATGTGACCTTTCTATAAGCTCTCGTCTTTCTTGCAATCTTCTTTGGCTGTTTAGATACTTGTTTACCTGCTCTAGTTGCTTTTCGT